AGCTCTCGACATCTTCTGGCCGGACTGGGCACATCCCGTGACCCTGCCGAACGACTGTGATCGGGCCAAGATCATCGAGGTCTGTACCAAACACCGGCAGGACATTCTCAACCCCAAGGAGAGCACATGAGCCAGTTCATATTGGGTGCAGTGGCTGGCTTAGCGGTCTGCGTCATAGTAGTTGGCCAGATACAATCAGATTTCAAAACTGACTGTACTGAATCAGGCGAAACTCGGATAGGTGACACGTTCTATCGCTGTGAACCCGTAGGGGCCGTAGTGAATGGGCAACGTAGAGCCTTTAAGGAAGTGTTCAACCAACCGTAACCCAACCCCGCTTCGGCGGGGTTTCTATTTCTGGAGACCTGACATGCAAGTTTATCTCGTTGAAGACTGTGGTAATTCCCCTGACCAGATTCACGCAATCATATCCGCCCACTGCGCCGCTAAGGGGGTGGTGTGATGAGTAACGTAAAACCGCTATCTGGGTTGTCAGGACTAACGCCGTCAATGGAGCGATCAACCAAAAAGTTCTGGTCTGAGCTTTGGGCTGTAATTGACAGTGCTTCCGAAAATGGGCTTACGACGGCACAAGTAGTTGGGATGCTTGAGGTCGCAAAGGCCGCTGTAATTCAAAGCCACTTCGATGACGGGGAGTAAATGGAGATGACCAATAACACCATCAACAACGTGCCGCCCCGCCCACCAACAGCAAGAGGCCGCCGGCCATGCGCAGTGAAGAATTGAAGCTGTGCCCGTTTTGTGGGGGCGACGTGTCATTCCACAAGGACGAAGAGTGCCCTGGCTGCCACTTAATACAGTGCGGGCAATGCCGCGCCTTTTTCGACTTTGCTACCGGAGCAGACCCCGGCAACGACTGCGCGTCCGTGGATGCCTTGCGTGCCGCCATCGCACCGATGTGGAACACACGCGCCCAGCTCGCAGCCATACAGGGCGGGATGGGGGAGGTGGTGGAGGTGGTGGCGTACCTACTTCCCGATTATGCAATTTGTCGCAGATTGTCTACCTGCTCCGAAATGAAGATCGGTGAACCGCTCATGACCGTCGCCCAGCACCAGCACATCACCGCAGCTATGGCGGCAGAGCTTGCAGGCGCCCGCGAAGAACTGGAATCAATGCACCAGCAGATGGATAAGCTGCGCGGTCAATGTGGCGGTTTCCCAGCATACGCCGAGATTGATCGACTGCGCGCCGAGCTGGCCTCGGTGAAGGGGGAATGATGGGCGACTTATATTTCCACAAGTACGGCAGGCTGCTGGTTACTAACTTCTTACCGCGTTCTGATTTCAGGTATGGAAGTAGTCAAATTGCTCGCCATATTTTCTGGCGTTTCTGGTGGCTTTCATAGCCCGTTCAGCACCCAAGACTCCGTGATAGAGATAAAGCCATGACCTCCCTACACCGACGAGATCAGATTCTTGATCGAATCGAAGCCCGCTGCCGTATCGAAGACACCGGGTTCGTGCTTGATGGCAAACCCAGCCCCTGCCACCTCTGGACTGGCCCTGATTCGGGTACCGGACGGGGTGGAGGCTATGGTCGGATGAGTCTGGATGGCCAAACAGTCGCCGTCCATCTGGTGGTGTTCACCCACTACTACGGCTACATCCCCGGCAAGAAGCAGATTGATCACAAGTGCTACCAACGCTTGTGCTGTAACCCAGCTCACCTGCAAATGGTGACCCACCTGAAAAACCAGAGGCTCCGTGCCAAACGAGCCAAGACCACCACACCAACCCCGTAAGGAAGCATTCCCATGCAAGTTAGTCAGCAAGATACCCACATCACCCATGCCGTACTGGGCAACCAGGAATCGGTGTCCATGGGCGTCAGCAATGACGCTGCCCTGATGCACATTTTCTCGGCCACCCTGTACACCTACCCAAAGCTGGCCACGGTGCGTGAGATCATCTGTAACGCATGGGATGCCCATATTGCGGCAGGCATCACGGATCGCCCCATCGAGGTGAACGTGAAGGAAGGCCGGGTCACTGTGCGTGATTTCGGCTACGGCATTGCCCATGCCAAGATCGGTGAAATCTATGGCACCTACGGCAACTCCACCAAACGTGACGACTCCACTGTCACCGGGGGTTTCGGTCTGGGTTCCAAGGCTCCGTTCGCCTACACCGACAACTTCGAGGTGATCTCTCACCATGTCGGGCAGAAGACCATTTACCGTGTGTCGAAGTCCTCCATGGAGAAAGGCGGCAAGCCCACTATCAACAAGATCGTGGACATGCCTACCCAGGAAACTGGCATGCAGGTGTCCTTCAGCCTGATCAAAGAAACTGACGGCAACGACTTCCTGTCATTGATCAATGAAGTCATCCAGTTCGGTGAAATTCCGGTCAAGCTGAACGGTGCTCTGGTCACTCTGGAACTGCCGATGAGCCAGAGCAAGTCGGGTTACCTGATCAACGACATGCGTTGCACCATCAAGGGCCGGGTCAAGCTGCGCTACGGCAACGTGGTGTACCCGATCCCTGAGCATGACGTGTACGCTGATCTGTACCGCAAAGTGCTGAAGGACATGGAAGGTCTGTGGTTCAACACCAACATCATCTTCATGGCCGATCCGGATACCATCACCATAGCCCCGAGTCGGGAGACTCTGATTCTGACCGATTCCACGGTCGAGGCGATCACCGAACTGCTAAAGAAGTACAAGCCGTACAACAAAAACTTGGCCAAGAACTCCGTGGTGCAAATTGCCCTCGAAGGCGTGAACCAGGAAATCAAGAAAGCCCCGGTCGCCACACTGCGCGAGAAACTAGCCAAGAACGAGAAGTTCGACAGCCGGCGTCATATCACGTTGGGGGGCCTGAGAACTTTCGAGACCTCTCAACGTGCAGTTACCGCTAACTTCATGGAAGGTGGCTGTGACATCACCAGTGATGTTCAGCGACTGAAGATGTTGCGTGAACTGAAAAAGCGCAAAGAGCTGGACAGTAAGTTGGCTACGAAGTTGATCCGTGCTTACTCTTCGAAACTGGGTCGCTATGAACTGTACAAAACTATGAAAGGATTGTTCAATCAGTTCGTGACTGCGCCGATTGCTTTGGCAATTAAGCAGAAGTACCCGGAGTTGCAGGGTATTAACACCCGCTCTTATTTGAACCGTGGTTACCACATGGGCACGATGTACCGCACCATGTTGGATGGTTACACCTCTACTTCCAGTATTCTGGAAGGCTTCTGCGATAAGAAGGCCGTAATTGGCCGGAGTATCAAGGAAGTGGCTGACTTCTTGGAACAAGAGTTTCGTTTCAAGCATGCCCTGGTGTATGTGGTGCTGGTTGGTTCCAGTAAGGAATCCGAACTGCGTGCCGTGTCAGCCGAACTCATGCTGCAAGAGCTGGGCTATGACGTGCAAACGTACTTCCCCGAAAAGGTGAAAACCACCAGCAAACCCACTCTGGCCGCCGATGGCACTCCACTGCAAAAGACCCCGGAGAAACCCCGCAAGAAAAAGGACGCTTACTACACGCTGCAACACAGCTGGTCGCCTGTGGATCAGGACTTCCTGCTATCGCGTGCCCGGACTCAGTACACCGCTGAGACCATGGTGAGCGATCCAGTTGCTTACGCGGTGCTGAATAGCAAAGGCGAAGGTGCCTTCAGCTTTGGTTACATGAGCAGAGAAACATGTCGCCATGTGAACAAAATGTTCGGTCACCAAATCGCAGTTGTTACTTCCGTTCAAGCCGAAAAGTTGAGCCAAAAAGGAGTTCCGAAGGTGGAGACGTTCATCAACAACTACATCGACGAACAACTGGTCAACTCGCCGGACTTCAAGCGTTATCTGGCGGGAGCGCACATGTATTCGGACAGCAGCTACATGCCGGAAAAGTTGATCTATACACTGTGCTACCACCCCGAGTTCATCAACTCGCTGGGTATTCGCCTGCATATCAACCCCGACATGGCCGGTCTCATCAAGTTGGCCAAGAAGGACAGCTACGACTTCAGCAAGTACAAGGAAGCCTCGAAGTTGATCGGGAAGATCAAGTCCAACAAGAAACTGGAACAACTAAAAGACCGCCTGGAGACCTCCAAGTATTACCGCATGCTGGGAACTTCAGGTATTCACAGTTACCTCACCAGTTACGCTCCGGGTAGTCCGGAAGTTCAACCCGCCTACGAACTTCTTCGTCTGGCTCTTAAATAAGGAAAGTCGCATGAGCAATACCATTCGCATCATCGCAGCCGTGGTGGATACCCGCGAACTGACGATGTACAAGGAAGACGGGGAATCCATCGTGATTCCCCAAGGTGATCCCCGTATCCGTGAACTGGTGGCCAAGTTGGTACCGGCCATCGAAGCCGACAACTACTGCGACCTGGAGCTGCGTGATCTGGAATCCCTGCCGCACTACGGTGCCGTGCAGGAACAGACCAACGGCTTCATCCAGTTCTTCCGTGTGCTCAAGTCGTCCCTCAAGGGGCTGCTGGAGCAACTGGAACAGCTGAATGTCGATGGCCAGGCTGAGCCTGAAACCCCGATCCCGGTGGCTGATCTGCGCATCGGCAACTTCCCGGTAGAGGAAAAACCGGCCAAGCAGCAGGACGAAGATGAAGGCGAAGCCGAGCACGTTGCTGTACAACTCCCTGACAGCAAGGCCCAGGCTGCGGTCAACGAGATCATGTCGCATGCTGTACCAGCCACTTCGCCCCGCTTCCACGAGCCGATGACCAAGGATGAAACCGTGGTCGCCGTCATGCCGGAGAGCGGTACCCTGGTCTCAGGTGTCGAGAAACTCGACATCCAGATTCAGGCTGTGGCTGCCAAGCTGGGTAGTGCTCTCGGCGTGCAGCGTTTCTTCGAGCGTGTGGCTTCGGTCAAACGCAACCACTCGGTCTCTGATCTGCTGACCTTCATGCAGAAAGGCGAGCTGCCGATTGCCGACGATGGCACCGTCCTGGTGTACAAGCGCCTGCAATCTACCAGCACTCCGGGTGTGTTCGTGGACTGTCACTCGAAGAAGGTGACTCAGCGGGTCGGCTCGCATGTGTTCATGGATGAAAAGCTGGTG